AATCAAAAGCCAACTGAAGTCGAAGCAGTGTCACGTGATCCACGAAATCCTGGCAATCCTACTCAGGTGCACGAAGAAAGTTATATGTATCTCACTAAGCCCCAAATTGAGATTGAGCCTGGTGGGAAAATGAGAATCTTATTCAAATCAGATTGGACCTATATGGATCAATCAAATTACCTAAAGGACTTAAGGGCCAGAGCTCTGAAGAAAATAAAACAATAATGACTAATCCTACCCTAGAATTGAATATGTTACGCAATAAGCTTTTAACACAGGCTTATTCAGAGCAGGGGTGGATTGGTAAAATGGGTTTTCAATTGCGCTCAATCTTGCGAATGCGTGGTAAATCTGAGGATCGTATTGATGAGATTATGCATTGGGCTGAGCAAGATTTAAATATGGCCATCTTAGATATTGTAACCGATAGTTTGCAACAGGTTCAACAATTAGCTATTGAATATGGTATTGAAGATTTTGTGGAAAAGGTTTGCATCAAGCCAGTTGGTGGTAATTTTGAAGTTACTGTGATGGATGGGGATATGGACTATTCTGAACCACAAGTAGAGATGCTGCCAAGATTGTTGATGAATGGTAAGACTGCTAAGGATGGTTCTGTGTATCGAGTCATTCCACTTCCTACAGTTCGTGGTTATAAAGCTAGATCGTTATCGAATGTGGATGCAATTTTAGAACGTGCTAATAATATTAAACAGGAACAGTTACTTAAGCGGGAACAACGAAGAACACATATGCGAGAACAACGAGAGTTGGATGCTTATCGCATGACTAGGCAACTTTCAGGCTCAATGCCTAGGGCTACTATGGTAACTCAAGAGATTGCCCCACAAGGAAAAGAATTTAGAACTGCATCCAGCAAGCAAGACCCGCACACTATGTGGGTAAGACCTGCACGCAAAATTGATGTTGCAGAAGAAATTATGACTATCAATACTAATATGAATCGCCGTATTGATGATGCTACTCAATCAATTGTTAATAGGTATGGAATATAATGAGTTTTGTAATGCCACAAATTGCACTTCAACGAGTAATACAAACAGGTATTGCTAGTTTACGCAATAATCGTGCAGCATTTAATGAGATTTTTGATCTATATACTCATGAGTCTATGGACAATGACTATGGACAATCATATATTGATAATATCTGGACATGGTTCACCGAAACTCGTATTCCTGTAGTTCAAGCATGGGCTCTTAATAAGACTCGTATTCCTGGCATAAGTGTTCATTTATCGCAAGAAATGGAAGATGAATCTAAAGCTGCCATTGGTGACCATCACCATATTAGCTACGATGATGATACTGCAGTGGGGATTGGGGTGTTTACGGTAAATTTAGATATTGGTATTCATGCCGACAAGACTGGTGACGAAGTATTGTGGTTGTATTATATTGTAAGTTATGCTCTTTTTAATCAAAAAAGGCTAGCAGAAGATTTAGGTATTAAGCTCCAGACATTTAACGGCTCTGATTATGGTCGTAAAATTGAATGGATGCCAGAAAATATTTGGTCTCGCTGGATACGCTTTAAGTGTACAGTAGAGAATATGTGGGGATCATCTGACTTATTTGAAGCAGATAGTGTTGAAATTGATTTAGATGCTGAATCAAATGAAATACTTGTAGATGTAAGTGCCCCTATTAGAGACGAACCATAACCAAGGAGAATAACATGGCCCGTAAGGCAAAAACAGCTAAAGAGATAGCTTTAGCTAAAGAAATCAAGGAGATGGAAATGGCCAAGAAAAAAGAAGCCATGGAAAAAGCTCCAAAAGTTGCACCCGTAGTTGATCTGGGTGTTAGTTTTGATGAATGGTGGATGTTGCTAGTGAAGAAAATCACTATCCGACCATCCTACAAAGAGGTTATTAAGGCTGATTTTAAAGCTAGAGGCTTAGGTGATCGCGCATCTATGGCAGAATACGATAAAGCCCTAGAATTATATGGTATAAAACTTTAATTTTAACTTTAACATTACGCTATAATATCTTAGCGAGCTTATAGCATGAAAGTGAAAATCATAGGAGTAACAAATGGCAATCAATGTAAGTTTTAACGGAGCCACGATCTACAAGCCTGGAGCGTACTCCAAGTCTACAATTGATCTTGGTGGTGGGCTACCTATTGGTCCCTCTGGCTTGATCGCAGTTTTTGGCGAAGCTGATGCTGGTAAGCCCGGTGCCAACGAAGTCAATATCGCAGATAATCGCTACAATGCAAGTGAAATTGTATCGATTCGCAATAAATATCGATCTGGTCCAATTTTGGATGCAGCAAATTTCCTTTTTGCACCTGCATCTGATGCGGCAATTCCTAGCGGAGCAAATACAGTATGGTTTTATAAAACCAATGCTTCTGTGAGAGCTCAGGTTTCTATGGATGCTTCGGGATATACAGGACATTATGATGATATGTATGTGCGAGCCAGGGAATATGGCACTGGTGGCAATAGGGTTAGTTATAAATCAGTTCTTTCGGCAGAAACTGCTGCAACTGTAACTGGTGCAGCTTTTGATGAAGGCGCACTAACAGCTGGTGGTGAAACATTTGCTGTAAGTGTAAATGGTGGCGCAGCCAATACTTTTACTTCTATTGTGTGTGCAAATAATGCAGCTTTAGTAGCAGCTATTGCAGATGCTGGTAACTGGTCAGCAGGTGCACCAAGTGGCTTTTCTGTAACGGTTGGTGGAACTGATGGTGCATCAACACTCACAATCGCTCTTGATGCAGATGCAGATGCATTTGAATTAGGATATGGTCGTAATCTAGAAATCAGTGGTCTTACTTCCTTATTGGATTTTGGATTGACAGCTGGTCTTTCTGTGGCTTCTGTTGAGCCTAGTTGTGCACTCACACTTTATAACGCACGAGACTTGATTACTGAAGAAGATACTTCAATCGGTGGAAATATTGTATTCCTTATTGGTCGTGACAGCACTGACACAGCAACTGCTGCAACTGTTTCGGTATCTGATACTCAAATCATTCTCGATAAGAACGGCGCTCTTGAATATGCATACAATATTGATGAATATACAACCCTTAAGGAAGTTGCTGAAGATATCAACAGTAAAGCTGGTTGGAGCTGTTCAGTAGCTGATGCTGCTTATTACAACCTTCCACTGACTGTATTAGATCGTGTAACTGATCTTCCTTGTTTTTCTGCTGCAGGGCTTAAGCCTGGTCAAATTAAGAAAGATGCTTATGAAGTTGCAGACTTTTTTGACACCAGCGCGCTTGCAGAAATTGGAACTTCTACAGCACAACAAGATCCTACAATTGGATTACCCCCAGCGGTTGCTGAAATTTACATGAGTGGTGGAGCAAAAGGTGCTACAACTACTGCATCTATTACTGCTGCACTTGAGGCATTTGAGAAATTTCATGTTAACTCTGTTATTCCTCTATTCTCACGTGATGCTACAGCTGATATCGTTGATGGCTTAACGGATTCAGGTTCCACATATACGATTGATGGTGTTAACCAAGCAGTTAAAACACATATCTCGATGATGAAGACTACTCGTCGACGCTCTGAGCGACAAGGATATTTATCATATAAAGCGTCTATGACTGATAGTTTCAACTATGCACGTGGTTTAGCTGATGGACGACTACAACTGGCTATTCAAGATGTACGCGCAGTTGATGGACTAGGTAATGTCAAGTGGTTCCAACCATATGCACTAAGTTGTATGCTTGCTGGTGCACGCGCTGGTAGCCCAATTGGAACTCCTCTTACCTTTAAAAATATGAATATCGCAGGATTACGACATACTGCACAGGCTATGACTGTAGCGGATGCAGATATCGTTGTCGATTTCGATCCTGATCTTCATGTTGATGCAGCGATTCAGGCTGGTGTAACCTTCCTAGAGGCACCAACAACTGGTGGATACAGGGTTGTTGTTGATAACACAACTTATGGCAAAGATAATAACTTTGTTTGGAATCGTGGTAATGTGATTTATGCTGCTGATACTGTTGCCTATAACCTACGTACAAATTTGGAAGCAATTTTTGTAGGTCAAAAGAATACAGTTACTGCAACAGTGGTTGCTTCTGCAGTTGAAGCTCAAATGAGTAATTTCTTGGGCCAAGGTATTATTGTCGCATCTGACGATGCCCCTAATGGATTCAAGAACTTAACTGTTAACATTACTGGTAATACAATCACTATTGGTGTGGTAATTAAGGTAGTTGAAGGCATTGACTTTGTTCTTACTGATATTATGATCCAACGTGCTTCTAGCTCCCTGTAATCCTAGCTAAGATTGCTTATAACTCGCGAAGCCCAGGTGTAAAAGCCTGGGTTTTTTCTTATTGTGCTTAAGCTTTTTTCCACTACAATGTATATGTGAGCCTGTGTAAGGTTCAAAGTGTCAATGTAATTGGTAGCTGACTACCACCTAACAAATGAGGGCTTATATGTCTAAAGTAAGAGCTGGCTTTGTCACCGGGGCAAATGCCAAAATAATGATCGACAATGTAACGGTAGCTTATGCAACTAATGTTGGATACGATATCAATGTTCAAACTATTCCAATTGAAGGTATTGGACGATATGAAGTATGGTCTAATGAACCAGTATCGTATTCCTGTTCTGGTAGCCTTTCGATTATTCGCTACACCAAGCGTGCCAGTGAATCTGGAATCTCTAAGGTGGATGCAGATGGCAATACCGTAGATCAAGTACCCACTGGTGCTAGTGGTAACTTGGCCCAACATCTGGATCCTTCAAAACTTTTGGTATCTGAAACATTTGATATTAAAATCTTTGAAAAAACTAAAGATGCTGCCAATGAATATCGAGTAATTGAAATTAGAGATTGCCGACTCACAAGACGTAGCGGTAACTTGGATAAGCGTGGTATCCTTATGGATCAATTTACCTTTGTTGGCGTTTTGGCTGGAGATGCTGGTGCCGACAACACAGGTCTTTCGGCTTCTGAGTCTGGTGACGAAGATCTGAAATCCTAATACCCCTTAAAACTAAGGGGCTTCGGCCCCTTAACTTTTTGAGATACTTATGTCAGGAATGATTCCATTTTTTCTAACCGGTGCCAATGCTAAGGTTAGGGTAAATAATAAAACTATAGCTTTTTGTACTGATTTAAGTTATAGTATTAAAGTGGCTCATGTGAATCCTAAGGTACTAGGCATGTATGAGGGGCATAGTGTTACGCCATTAAGCTATGAAGTAACTGGTAGTTTTACGATTATTAAGTATACTCGTGGAATGGCAGAACAACATGATGGACTGCATGGTGATAAATTACCCTTTGGCGTAACAGAAACTGGTAATGGAATTGGTGCTTGGGGGCCAGATGGTGTTGTTTATGACCTCACAGCAAGTGGTAACGATGGTCGAGCCAATCAATCCTTAAATCCTGTTTATCTCAAAAACTCTGTTATGTTTGATATTGAAGTATATCAAAAAGGACCACATAATGATGAGGTTCCAGTAGCACAACTACCAAATTGTAGAATAATTCAATCAGATTTTAAATTAAGCAAACGTGGTGTTGCGACACAAACATTTCAATTTATTGCCGTATATGCCAATGAAGATACCTTTGTCACTTCAGCTTCTGGGGTGGGACAGAATTTAGGATCTTAATATGAGTAGAAGTGGACCTATAGACCGAAGATCATCTGGACGACGAACTGCAGACGCCACAGCTGCACAAGTGGCTAATATAGCTGGTTCGCGGCCTGTAGGCAAATATCTTACTGGTGCTCGAGTTACTCTTCGTATTAATAAGAAGTTGGTTGGGTTTGCTTTTGGGATTAGTTGGAACATTACCACTCAACAACAAGAAATTCAAACTATTGATGATTATTTACCAGTAGAAATTGCTCCACAAAGGATACATGTTACTGGTAGTATTAATTGTTTGCATATACCTGGTCAATCTCCCACTAAAGAACAATATCAAGCCAATGTGCTTTCTTTCTTAGCACATCAATATATAGAAATAGAAGCCCGTGATGCTCAAACTGATGAAATTCTATTCTATACACCAAAGGCTGCAATTACAGTTCGTCAAGAAGACTTACAAGCAGGCCAATTAGGCAAAATGACTCTACAATTTCTGGCTATTGGTTGGTCAGATGAGCTAAATCCTACTGTCCCTAAGGGTATTGATGGTGACAGTGGTGGTCAAGCACAAAGTGCCATTGGTCAAGCAGTTGATAAAATCAAAAGCTTTTTCTAATTAAGTTATATCACTTCAAGGTATAATACTACTGGATATCTATATATTTAGGAGTACTTATGAGTTTACCTGATCGTAACAGAACATTTTATTTTGATTACACTGATGAATTTGGAAACCGCACTGAGGGTAATTTTACCATTAAGTGTCGGCTTACCATGCGTGAACGGCATGCAATGGAGCTTGAGAAATCACGAGCATTAGGTGGAAATCAGAACCCGACTAATGCACTAATGGGCATTGCAGTTATGGCAGCAACTCTTTCTACGCATATAGTAAAAAGTCCTAATTGGTGGGAACAATCTAATAATGGCATGGACTTAGAGGATGAAAATGTGGTAGTGGCTCTTTATGATCAGCTAACATCTGAGCAATTGGCTTGGAGAGATGAGCTGGTCAAAAATACCCTTGATTCCACAAAAGAAGTCGAAGAAACACAGGATACCCCCTTGGGAAATGGGTCAGTGGAGACGAAATAAGCTCGCTCTCCATTATAGATACAATCCAACAACTCGCTAAAGCAGATGCTAGACGTCCGCTGACAAATCGTTCTAATGTATTAACATACCTACAAACTTGGTGGAGCAAATTCTATAATCGCCCCATAAAAGATCCAATATTACAAGCCTACACTTTTGATGAATTAGTATATGAATACTATTTGCATCATGAGCATTCCACATATCAAAAAGAACGTCTCGAGCAAGAAAATGATAAAATAGAAGAGGAGAAGTATCAAGAGGCTGAAGCTTGGGCAGACAAGATGGAAGCTGAAGAGCTTGATGATGAATTTAATGAATTAGAAAAAGATCCATTAAAAGACCCTGACAATATTGCTTGGATGGAAGAACAAATGAAAAAAGCTAAAGAGCAATATGGTGAAGATTTTGGTGAAGATATTAGCGAGGATTTTGAGTAATGGCTGATGGACCAAAGAAATATTGGGAAAATCTAACACCTGAAGAAGAACAGCAATTTGCAGTAGATGTTACTGAAAATACTGTTCCTCATAGTATTGAACAAGCTATCCAACGACGACGTGAGCGTCTTAATGAGCCGTTTGCTGAACAGCGATATCGTCAAGTTTATTATGATCAACAAAAGAAAAAATTAGATGATCTTCAGGCAAATGCCCCAGGGCCTAGAGCTGGAAATGATGTACTTGCTGCTCACCAAGAACAAATACAACGACAACAAGATAGATTATCTGCACTACAAGAAGAATTTGCAGAAGGTGGAAAATGGGAACAACACCGCGTACAGGCCGCAGATCGTGGTTTAATGAGTTCCACCAATACACTAACTGGTCCACGTGCTACTCATGAACAAATTAACCGTGTGGCTACTAGCGTAGAGCATTTGGGTGAAATTAATCGTAGAATGGCCGATCCTCGGATGACATCTACATTCCTTGAAAAAGAAGCCAAGCGTCGTCAGTATCAACTAGAGGCTGAACGTCAAAATATTGCATCTATTGCAGCACGTGGTATTACATCTGAAGATGATGAAGAGCGCTATCGACAGTCTGGTAGTGAAATTCAAGATCATATCAATGAACTTGGGATTATTAAAGGTATTCAAACCCGTCAGCGTTTAAGTCGTACAGATTTGCCCGGTAGGCAACGTAGTGCCGAAGAATTAATGTCCCGTGTTGGTGCTTCGGTTATGGATCAAGAGATCAAATCTGATGTAGCTATGGGTAAAACAGGTTCTCTTAAAACAGAAACATCTAATTTACGATCCTTACAGCAAGAAATCCTAGAAGCTGGTCGTGCGTTCTCTAAAGCTATTCAAGATGGTGCCGAAAACGCAGAAGAGCTTGGCGCTGCAATGGATAAATTAGGTGAAGAATATGAAAAACAAGAAAAGATTGTCAAGGAATTAGAAAGAGGCGGCGGTAGAGGTGGAATGGGTCTCGGTGGTTGGAGCGGCACTGTTGGTGACGTTTTACAAGCTGTAGCAGCAGGCACTATGACAATGGGTGTTGATAATCCACTGCGCGGAGTTGGTGTGCGCACTGGGTATGCAAATATTTCTAATCGACAATTTTTTGATATGATTGGTGCATCAAGTGGGGATATGTCAGCTTTTAGACGTATTACCACTAATCAATATGCTGCATCTGGCGATTATGCAAATGATATTGGTGCTATGGCTGCTACAGCAGTTGGTACCAGTGCTGGTGCTGATGTAGCTGCTGGAGTAAATGTTGCGGCCAATGCCTATAGTGTAAATTCTGTATTAAGCGGAACAGAAAAAACTGGGCAAGCAATTGGTGGCGCAGCTAGATATGCAGCTAGTTCTGCAGGAAAATTACAAGATGTATTAATGGGGCTCACTAGTGGTGAGAAACGTATTCAAGCTTTTGATGCCCATATGAATCTTACCGACGAAGCAAAAAAGATTTTTGACACCGCTACACAAGCCTATCGTGATCAAATGGGTGGAGCTGTTTTATCTACTAGGGGCGCAGGTAGTGGTCGTAGTGGATTATTCAATGATTTGGATAATGCGGTTACTCGTATGGATTTTGCAAAGCTTGGTGTTGGTTCACAAGAGATGCAATCTATATATCAATCTGGTGTTACTGGACTTGGTGCAGATTTTCGTGGTTCTAGAGCAAGTATAATGGCAAAACGTGCTGCAGCATTGCAACAAGGCGGACTAATGGGTGCCCAAGACTATATGGCATCTGTAGGACAACTAAATGCAGTTGGTGGAGCAGGTGATATGGAAAGTATCATGCGAAATGCAGTTGCTGCTGGAATGGATTCCTCTCGTAATATACAACAAATGGTAAGTGGCATTACTGGGTTAGCACAAAAAGATGCTCTAATGGGCATATCAACTGCCGCGGGTGCAGCAAATCTAATGGGTGTTGCGGTACAAACTTCTGCTCTTAGGAATTTACCTGCTGAAATGCGAGTTGCTGCTGCTGCTGGACAAATCGGCATTATGAATAAATCTATGTCCGATACTAGTATGAATATGTATAATGTGGCAGAAATGTTTTCGTTACGTCAAGCCGCACCAGATATCTCTATGGCACAATTAACTCGATTTGCAAGCCTAGACTTAACACAACTTGCTACAATACGCAAAGATCCATCAAAAGCTAAAGAATATGGTTTAGATTTTCTTGCCGATAATCCTCAATTGTTGCAAAAGATGGTCGCAGCTAGTACTCGTGCAGAATTAAATAAACAGGGTGGATTAATACTAACCCCTGGTGCTAGATCAGCAATGAATCAAACTATTGATGAAGGTGGTACCTGGGAAGATATACCTGAGCAATTTCGTCCTGAAATTAAAGCGGCTTTTAGTCAGCGTAATTTAAAAGCTGCATTTTCGTTTGATACTCTTGGAGCAATTACTCGCAATGAAGTTGCTAAAGAAAATAAAATTGAACTTGGAGAAGGAAAAGCTGGGGCTGGTGAAAAAATCTTAGCACAACAATATGAAGCAATGGAAAAACTCAATACTCGTGGTCAAGAAGCATTTAAATTGCTCTATGGTGGGCTTGAAGGGTTTAATGCTAAGCTTCGCACAATTACTGATAATATTAATGTTAAGGATTTTCAGACACAATCTGAAGGTGCTGCATTAAACAGTGAGTTATCAGTTAAAAAATTCGAAGAGGGAGCTGGAACTTTTAAGAATGCAGTGGATAAATTTACAGAGGCATTAGAGGATAAGTTAGGTGTAAATATTCAGCGATACAAAGCTTCACCTGATGACATGGCTAAGAAGAAAATGGAAAGTGCACGCTTTAGGGCTACTGGGGCGGCTGATGATCACAAACCAATACGGTATTAATGGATAAATAATGAGTAATATTAAAAATCCTAATGCTGCAGTTATTGTTTGGACTTACAAACAACGCTTAACACATAAACCTAGTAGCGATGTGCATGATGTCCATGAGACTGTATTAAATACTGTTTCCCTAATGAGTATCCAAACTAATAAAACCAAAAATGCTCCAAATGGCACTTTTTCATTCACCCTGGCTCCCTATAAGAATTGGGTTGGATTTATTGCCCCAGGCAGTTGGTGTGCTATTCTAATGACACAAGATGATTTACCTGAAATTAATAAATTTACATATAAAGCTAAAGAAAATGAGTTAAAGTTCTTTGGTCGTATTAATTCTGTGCGATGTGCTGTTCATGTTGGTGAAAATGGTGAAAGACAAACAGTATATGTGTGTGAAGGGGAAGATTGGGGCTCAGTTTTTAATTCAGTTTTATATATTGATACCAGTATTCGTCAACCCACAGAAAGCCAAGTAGGTATCGCATCTACATTGATATATGGTGATGTAACCAATGAGGTTGTTAAAGGAGAGGTTCCGCCGCCGTCTACCACTAAAAATATAGAAGTACTATTAGACTTATGGGGTAATCAATCCTCATTCTTATCTGGTATTGATGCTGCCTTTGATGCAGCGGGTGGTGCTGGTAGTAATGTAATTTTACACCCTGATGCAGTTTATAAAATTCCCAAAGAAGCAAAAAAGTTTCTAGGCGCCTCTAGTGATAGTATAGCAAATTTAGTCAATAACTCAGATAGTTTAAAAACTGGCATATTAACTGGATATGATGAATATAGTGATACTAGTGAATCTGTAGGAATTATAGATCCAAATAGTGTATTCGGCTCAAATCCTATTTGGAGTGTTATGAAAGATAACTCCAATGAAATTGTTAATGAAATGTTTTGTGATTTACGCTGGGTGGGTGGTAAACCTAAATTAGCATTATATAAAAGAGTAAGGCCATTTCTTACACGAGATGTATCGCCATCTACTTCTAAGGGACCTGCTTCATTAGATATTAATAGTGCAGGAGATATAGTACCCGTTTCACCAAGTGAACAATTATTTGATTCACTAAGTGATGA